AATGCAAACGGAAATGGATTACATCTCCCGACAGATTGATTTGAAGTTAAACAATCAAGAGACATCGCTGCTAGCCTATTTAAAAGATATCGATCATCTAGTGTCGAAGCCCGTTATGACTATGCACGAGTGTGAGGGAGATATGTGGCTCTCAGACTATCGAGACTTAAACTCAGCTGTATGGCGCATCAGGGGACTTGTCGATAAGCTGGAGAAAGCGCTAGGCGAGAATAATCCCAATGACTAAACAGTCGCAGAAATATCCCAGGGATGAAGTCGTGGACCTTCTAAGAGATATCTATAACAAGCAGCCAAATATGACGCTTGAGCAGTTGTCTTCTATGTCGGGGTATTCTATAAAGGTGCTGGTGAAATGTTTAGCAAACGACAGCATAAAAGGTTCAACATAATGCATTGCGTCATCTGTAACGAGCACCTGCCACTAGGTCAAAAGTGGCCTTCGGAGGACTTATGCGTTAATTGTAGACACGAAATACGCATGACAATTTTGGACAATGAGTATCAAGATAAGGAGATAGGCTACCTTGAATATCCTCGGTAATTTGCTTGGAATGATTATTCTACGTGCTATACTATTGGAACAGACACTCAAACAGGGAACGGTTAAAGATGACTAGGGACGATTGTTTGCAAGAAGCTTGTGAGCTTATCAACGGAGAACGTGCTAGGGACTACGGAGACGCTTATTTGAACCATGCTAGAATAGCAGCCTTGTGGTCTACTTACACACAGAGCAAAACTACCGACTTAACACCTGTAGACGTTGCTATGATGATGGTTCTTGTGAAAGTAGCCCGGACCATAGAAAATCCGAAGACAGATAGCTTTGTCGATATAGCTGGGTATTCCGCCTTAGCTAGCGAAATGGTTTCCAAAAATGTTTGAGATATCCGACGTAGAGATTACCAAAATAACCTTGTTATTGACTATTGTGGGTTTTATGCTTTATATGACTTTCAGAAGTAGGTGATATGATGGACTGGTCTGAGCGTATCAAAAACAACGTAGCTCTTGAGATAAGCTACTTGAAAATGCTTGAAGAGGAAGGAATGGACAAGAGCGTGCTGCCTTTTCTTTCAATGCTTTCAAACATGAACGACAAGCCTATATCTCACTTTGTCATGATGGCCATTGAAGAAATGAAAATGTATCTAGATCAAGAACCAGAATACGAGGTAGAGCTAGAGGAAGACTACGAAGATGACCTTAAAGAAACGGTGCACTAGATGTTAGAGAAAGAAGCAGCCTTAGCCGTTAAAACACACCAACCTTGCGACAGTTGTGGATCATCAGACGCTCTCTCGATATACGACGATGGCCATAGCTATTGCTTTTCCTGTAGGGAACATATGAATCACGCAGAGGAAACTAATATAGAACAGCTACACCAACCAATTAGCAAAGCGAAAGACACTGCTTGGGAGGATCGTAAGATTAGCCCAGCGGTTTGTGATTTCTACGGAGTTGCTGACTCGGGTTTTCGGGTATACTTCCCATACTGTGGTATCGATGGTCTACAGATAGGTGGTAAAATTAGAGAGCCGGGCAAAACTTTCAAAACAGAGGGTGACTTTAAGAATGCCACACTGTTCGGAGTACACACCATTACTAAATCTATGGGTGTCCGCTCGAACACTGTCATTGTCACAGAGGGAGAGGCAGACGCGTTAGCAGCCTTCCAAATGGCCAATGGTATTTCGGATAGTGCTAAGACTTTGTCCAAACGAGGCAAGGCAACTGTCCACGCTCTATCGATCAAGAGCGGACAAGCCAGCGCAGAACGAGACTTTAAGAACAATTTGGAAATGCTGGAGACATTTGACAGAGTGTTTATTTGTTTTGATAACGAGGTAGAGGCTCAGCAAGCGGCTGAGAGATGCGCCAGGCTGCTCAAGCCTGGTAAGGCGTTCATAGTACAGCTGGAGCATAAGGACGCTTGTGAGTATTCTTCTAAGGGATTGTCTGGCGAGTTTCTAGCACACTTGAAGAACGCTTCTTGCTATACCCCTGCCGGTATCCGGAACGCTGCTACAGACTTCGACGGTTTATGGTCAGAACAGAACCTTAGAAGCATTCCTTTTCCTTTCCCCAAGCTACAGAGCAAAACCCTGGGTACTCGTGCCAGGGAGATTGTCACTTGGGCAGCGGGTACAGGCGTTGGCAAGAGCAGCCTTTTGCGAGAGCTACAGCACTACTACTTAAAGGAGACAGACGCTAACATTGGAATTATAGCTTTGGAGGAAAGCGTAGACCGTACTCGTAGAGGTATCCTAGCCGTGGAAGCTAACGATAGGCTGCATTTAAACGAAGTATTCGAGAAGTATTCTAAAGAACAGATACGCGATTACTTTGACAATACTTTAGGCACTGGTAGGGTGTTTATCTACGACCATTTTGGCTCGCTAGAGATGGACGACCTGCTAGACCGGGTACGCTACATGGTACAAGGCTTAGACTGTTCTGTTATTTTTATAGATCATCTGAGCATCTTGGTATCTGGTTTGGATATTTCAGACGAGAGACGCGCTATAGATCGTACTATGACCATGCTTCGACAGGTTACAGAAGAGACAGGCTGTTGCATACACTTGGTAACTCACCTTCGGAGGCTAAGTTCTGACCGTTCACACGAGGAAGGGGTCGAGGTCAATTTGGGCCACTTGCGCGGGTCACACGGCATCGCTCAGATTTCGGATACGGTGGTCAGCTTAGAGCGGGACACGCAAAGCGACGATCCTATAGAGTGCAACACTACAACTGTTAGAGTTCTCAAGTGTCGCTATACGGGAGACGTAGGGGCTTGTGATCGATTACTATACGATAAGGCAACCGGTAGAATGAACACAGTAGAGGAGGAGTTCTAGAAGTGAATATCAAAGGCGATGACTTTGTCCCAAGGCTTAAAACCCAACGTCGCAGGAGACCAAGACCTTACAACCACTCTAAGAAAGTGTCTGGTAAATCTCCCTTTACAGGAATGCGTAAGAAAAACAGAGGTCAGGGCTAATGAACGTAGATTACATCTCCCGCATGGGCAGCGATATATCAGTAGTCAATGCTGCTAGAGTTAGTTTCGATACACACCATGCGTTTCTAGAGCGTAAAGACGATAAACTTATTAAATTCCTAGCAGACCACAAACACTGGTCTCCCTTTGCCCATACCAGTTTACAGTTTAGGGTCAAGGCTCCTATCTTTGTAGCTAGGCAGCTGGCAAAGCACCAGGTAGGATTGGTCTGGAACGAGATTAGCCGTAGATACGTAGATAAAGAACCAGAAATATATTTCCCTATGAAATGGCGAGGAAAACCTGCTGATAAAAAGCAAGGTAGCTCAGACAAAGATATAGATATTAACCCCTCTACCACCAGTGGCCCAGCCTTGGTAGATGACTATAAGCACGCTATTGACCGTTGCTTATGGACATATACACATCTTCTACGCAAAGGAGTTGCTCCTGAGATGGCCCGTATGGTACTACCGCAGAGTACTTATACAGAATGGTATTGGACAGGCTCTCTATATGCTTTCTACAGGGTATGCGAGCTTAGGTTAGCAGAAGATGCTCAGGAAGAAACCAGAGAAATAGCTAAACAGATAAGCAATCACTGTAGGAAAACTTTTCCTATAAGTTGGGCAGCTTTAAACGACGAAGAGGAATACGCAGACTCTGGATTTACAGATGGTTTTGGGGTTCTTCCTCGGGTTGATCCTAACCCAGACGGGAGGAACTAAACATGAACATGAACGATTATCAGCGTAAGGCTTCTTTAACTGCTATATATCCTAAAGAGAAAGCATTTGAATATCTTGCGACTGGTTTAGCAGCGGAAGCGGGAGAGGTGTCTAGTATAGTCTCTAAGTGGCTTAGAGGAGACAGAGGGGCTATACCAAATATGAAAATGCAAAAAGAACTAGGAGATGTATTGTGGTTTGTCTCTGAAATGTCTAAGATGATAGGTACTAACTTATCCATGGTGGCAGAGGTTAACTTAAAGAAGCTAGAGGACAGACAGAAACGCCACGTATTAAAGGGGGATGGAGACGACAGGTGAGAACAGTATTCCTCGATATAGAAACAGACGACTTAGATGCTAGTTTGATCTATTGCGTAGTTACTTACGAGGAATCTGTATGCTTTAAAGAATGGATAGAACCTGACGGACTATCTGATTACCTCACAGGTGCTACAGTAGTTGCCCACAATGGCCTTAGCTTTGATTTTCCTGTCTTAGCTAGGCTGTGGGGCATACACCTTACACTAGATCAGATGCGGGACACGCTTTTATTGTCGATGATGGAAAGCCCAGCCAGGGAAGGAGGGCACAGTTTAAAATCTTGGGGTATTCGTCTAGGACATGAGAAAGCAGAGTTCAACGACTTTACCGCTTTTACCTCAGAGATGTTAGAATATTGCAAGCAAGATGTTACAGTTTGCAAGCATCTATATTATTTCCTAGACAACGCTATGTCACAGTTCTCTGAGAAATCTATAGATGACGAACACCGTATGCGTATAGTAGCAGACCGTGTAAGCAATAACGGGTTTGCTATAGATTTAGAAGAAGCTAAGAAGTTACACCGTAGCATACAAGGTAGAGAATACAGGATAGAGAAACAATGCGACCAGTTGTTCCCTCCTATAATTGAACAACGATACTCTGAGAAGACTGGTAGGCGTTTGAAAGACAGAGTGATAGAATTTAACCCAGCATCTAGACAGCAAATAGCTGACAGGCTTTGTAGGTTAGGTTGGAAGCCTACAGAGTTTACCCCTACAGGACAGGCTAAAGTAGACGAGAAAACACTATCCGCCTGTACGATACCAGTAGCTGCTAAGCTGGCTGAATATTTCTTGCTACAAAAACGTTCTGCCTTGTTACTATCTTGGATTAACCACTGCACAGAGGGGAGGATACATTGTAGATATAGAACTCTAGGAGCCATTACGAACCGCATGAGTTGCGTTAGCCCTAACCTTCAGCAAGTACCAGCTGTTAGAGTGGAGTACGGAGAGCAATGTAGAGGACTGTTCAAAGCAGCAGAAGGTTACAAGCTACTGGACACTGACGCAGCTGGTCTAGAGCTTAGAGTACTAGCGCACTATATGGGCGATGATAAGTTTACCAGAGAGGTACTGGAAGGAGACGTACATACCGCTAATCAACGCATGGCAGGTCTTGACACTAGAGACCAAGCAAAAACATTTATCTACGCTCTACTGTACGGCGCAGGTAATGCTAAGATAGGGGCTGTAGTAAACGGCTCTGCAAAGGACGGCGCTCAGCTACGGGCTAGTTTTATGTCTAATATGCCAGCCTACAAAAAACTTAGCGAGGCTGTGATACGCAAAGGAGAAAATGAAGGCAAACTTAAAGGTATAGACGGTAGAGTTTTACGAGTACGTTCGGGCCACGCTAGCCTAAACACATTGATACAAGGCTCGTCGGCAGTGCTTATGAAGAAGTGGTTTATGTATGTAGACTATTATTTACAAAGGAGAAATCTGGACTCTAAAATTGTAGCTATGGTACATGACGAATTAGTTATTGAAACCGGAGAGAAACATATTGATTTGACTAAAGAGTGTGTTATACTATCTATATCACAAGTGAACAAAGCTTATAACCTACGATGTAAGTTAGACTGTGATATACAAATTGGTAACAACTGGAGCGAGATACATTAAATGGCAAGCAATTCATTTTCCTATCTAGAAGGCGTAATGTTCTTTCCTTACATCTTTGACTTTAAGGATAAGTTTGACAGATACTCCGTAGCTCTTGGTTTAGATGGAGATCAGGTTAAGCAAGCTAAGAAACTGGGCTTGGCTGTTAAGCAGGAAGACGACAAGATGGACGGTATGCCCTACGTACAGCTTAAAAGCAATTACAAGCCTAACCTGTTCGATGCTGAAGAGAACGAGTACAAGGGACCGACTCAGCTTAGCAACGGCTCTAAGTGCGTTGTAAGCGTCTCTCAGCGTGCGTACAATAACAAGTACGGAGAAGGCACTACGACGTTTATGAACGCTATTAAGATTACAGACCCTATTGAGTACGTATCTCAGGGCAGTTCTACAGGATTTCGAGGAAACCCCACGACCAAGTCGGATACCTTAGATGACGACATTCCGTTCTAGGTGATTAAAAAAGAATACGGACATTGGGATATTAGTCTGGTAGGCAAGTTTGACCCTGACGAACACTTGGGTTTTGTCTACCAGATTACCAATAAAGAATCCGGTAAGAGCTACATAGGATGCAAGCACCTTTGGAAGTTCAAGAAACGGAAACGCATAAAAGCTAGCGAGTGGAAAAATTATTGTTCTAGTTCTAATTACCTCAAGCCTGAGATTAAAGAGTATGGTAAAGATTCTTTCAAGTTTGAGATACTTATGCTTTGCGATAATAAAAGAAACCTGTACTATAACGAAGCTAAGTTACAGATGGAACTAGGGGTATTAGAAAGTGACGATTACTATAACGCTAACGTAGGTGGTATACGCTTTTATAGGCCAGTTCAAAGTTACATAACTGTTAAGCTACTTAAAAAGTTCAAGGGTATAAATAACCCAGCGTATAAAGGAAAATTTTACGTGATCTACGAAAGCGGTATAGAAGAATTGGTAG